GCGGTCAGCGAAATCGTGTCGTAACCCGAGTACGAAGCGACAGTCGAGTTCTGACCATAAATCAGCGGCTCAACAATCTTCGTACCGCCATTAAGCATACGGATACGGCCCTTTTCCATGAGCATGTACGTAAGCGGACGTGCAGTAAACACGTTGTCAGTGAGTTGATTGCGATAGTTCGCAAGGGTAGTAGAAAGCAGCGCATCAAAGTTAGCGTTACCAGCCATTTTGAATCCTCCTAAGGACTAGATGTAGTTGTTGTGATGTTACGAAATGCCGAGTTGGCGTTTAGCCAAATCGAAAGCGTCCCTCAAAGATGAAACAGGAGCCTGCGTTGACCCCGCCGAAGCACCACCACCGCTCGCCCCAGACACAATCCCCGTCTGCCGCTTCTGCTCAACAATCTGCTGTTCACGCTGCTGTTGCGCAGTCAACACCTGCTTCTGCTTCATTTGGCTCTCCCACAATCTGTCAAAAGCAATCTGTTTATAAACGGCCTCAAGGTCACTGTTGCCCGTAGCCAAAGCCTTGGCGACAACCTCATTGGCGTCAAAATCATCCCCATATCGGGACTGCAAACCAGACACAGTACGCTCAATCTCACTCAAGGCTTGCTGTTCCTCAAACGAAGCAATACGCTTTTCCAGCGAACGCAACTGCTTCTCAGCAGGGTCAAGGAACTCGTCCTCTTCCGCAACCTGAGAATCAATCCCGTAATGCTTCTGCAACAACTCAACGGTCGCTGCCGGGTCCTTCTCCAGTGCCTCTTGCAAAGCAGCGGCGAACTGCACTTGCTGCCTTTGCTGACTCAGTTCCTGCGTCTTGCGGGTATAATCCGCTTGACGCTGATAACCAGCCAGCGCCTCCTTAAGTGGGACTTCGATTTCCTCACCAGCAACAGGCAACTTAACCTTCTTCTCGGCAAAGTCATCCCACTGGAAGTAATCTTCCTCCAACTCAAAAGAGTTGTTTTCACCAACACTTTCAACTTGTCCACCCTCAAAGGCGGGGTCTACTTCGGTCGTAGAATATTCAGTTGTATCGCTCACGGAATCCTCTTGTTAGTTGGTTGTTCCTATAGATAGGGAAACTTTGTCACATCTCTGGCGGCAAACCGCCACCCATGACACCCAACTGCGGCATCTCCGGCGGAACAGCACCACCCATCTCGGGTGGCATCCCGCCAATCTGAGCCATCTGCGGTTCAGCCGCCTGCGGCGCAGGAGCCGCCAAAAACGCTTCTGGAGACTTGATACCGAAACCAAACTGCAGGACGTGACGCGCCAAAGCGCCCATGTCCACAACACCAGCCTGAACAAACGGTGCCATAGCATCAACCATCTGCAGCGCCATCTGACGGCGGAACGACTCGTTGACCGGCTGGGTAGACCCACCCTCAACCTCAAAGTCAAATTCGCCAGCAATATAGTCGCGGTCAAACTTGACCCACAGCGGGATTGCGTTAGACCCAACCACACGTGCCACCTGTTCGCCAGTCATGTACTGCTGTGCAAGCGCCACCAGACGGCTGGCGCATGCCGCAATCTCGAGTTCAATTGCAGCCAACTTGTCGGCTGCACGCGCATTACTGGCGTCCTGCGCAATCGCAGCCTCGGTTGCCGTGCGTCGAATCTCAGGCATCGCACCACGCATATAGTCGGATACACCAGACACACGGTCCATGTCTCCAGCAATCAGGCTAGACTGGTTGTAGAACTCTGGCGGGTTGATAACGGCAGGCATGGGGGAGATTACGCCGCCAAGCGGCTCATCACCCACAACAGGCACCAAAACGTTATCCTCGTCGGATTCCAGCATCGCTCGACCATCAGGGTCGAACGCCGACTCCTTGTACAGCCATTTGCGTGAGAACCGCTTGCGGTGGTTCATCATCTGGGTACGGGTTTCGTTCAGTTCATGCTGGAGGCCTTCAATGGCTTCCAGTTCTCCCATCGGGTAGAAATGCTCAGGAACCTCATAGTTCCTCAGCATCACAAACGGGTGCCCGAAGGCGAACGGAATCTTGGTTGGCTGGACAAGGAACTTGTCTGAGCCTTCAGCAAAGATGCACATTGTTCCCTTGGGAATGTCGTAGAACTCCCAAACCTCAACATACGAATCTTCTTTTGTGTAGGACTGCTTTGTTTGCTGTCCATCCAAACCGTACTTGGAGTATTGGGTTGGCTGCACTTCGGCACGGGCGTTGCTGTTGTAACGCTTGTCGTTGCGTACGTCTGCCAAAGGACGCTTGATGCGTTGGGCAATCCACTTGATGTCGTCCATGCTGGTTCCGTCCGGGTCAACATAAACATCAAATGGGGACACCCGTTCAACGAACGGGCGGTCCTCAACAACAATCAGTTCGGTTTCAACATTGACCTCTTCGACATCCGTCACATCGTTTTCTTCAATGTTCGGGTCTCGTTGAACAACCTTTTCTTCCTCAACAAAACGGTAACCGGTCTTCACCCAGCCGTGACCGATAATAAGTTTGTCCTTAACTGCTTTACGGAACTGGCGTTGGCAGCCGTAGTGACGCCACCAATAGTTCAGAATCGCTTCAGTCACCGTTGCGCGGTCAGCGTCCTCGGGACGCCGCGCGTTCACCGTAATCTTCGGATAGTTGACCGAAACGCTAGGACCAATAACGTTGATGGTCGAAAACGCCATGTTGACCAGACTGCGGTCTTCGTCACTCAACTGGTCGTAGTGCCTTCCACGGTACATGTCAATCATGCGACGCCACATGTCGTCGTATTCTTCGTTCTTGCGCCAACGCTTAGACTGCGCCAGTTTTGAACGATAGCGACCCAGCAGGTCCTTATTAGACAAACGTGCCATATTTACTTGCTGCCCCGCCCAAACGCCGTGTCAGCCTTGTTAACCCAACGCAGAAGTGGTGGAACCACAGAAGCCCCAGCAGCACTAAGAATGCCGCGTACATCACGCACACCACTAGCATAAACAGCAAGTCCAGCACCAACCGCCGAGCGAACATAACTAGCAACCAACGCTTTCGTCTTATCATCCAATTTGATTACCATGACCATCCTTAATGTGTTGTTTGAAATCGTCCTTCAATTCATTTACATCATCGTGAATATCATCAACTTTGATAATCATGTGATGTAGCAATTCTCTAGATTCCGCATGCTGATTAGTGTTTTCGTTTCTCAGCATTTGCAGCAGCACCACAACGGGGCCTGTGATGACTGCCACCAGCAGCGGTACCCACCAGTTCACGTCACACCCACCGACTTCCCACAGGCTCAGCCTTGATGCCGCCAGCGGCGGCGTCGGCCTCTTGCTTCAACTGGCGTTCACGAACCGTAGGCCCATGAAAATCGGCCTTACCGTAGGTAAAGCCGATACGAATGCCCTTGATATGGCATTTGAAACAGATTTCCCCGCGTCGGGGCAGTTCTTCGTGCTCAAACTGTGAGCCGCATGTAGTGCAGGTGAAAAGGTTCATTAATATTCCCCAAGTCTGTCACCTAGTCGCGGTTACGAACCCCAAACGACCCTAAAACAAACTTGTCAGGCCTAAAAGTAGCGATGTGGCCTTCCCACCAAGCCAAAGAACCCTTCGGGGCTTCCCCGGCCACCTGATACTCGGGTAGCCAAACATACTTGAGCATCTGGTTTGCAATAGCCAGCGACATCACGCGGTCGTCGTGAGGCGACCCGTGAGTCTTGCCATTCGATTCACGAACAAATGTGCGCAGTTCAGCAATAGTTTTATCACAAAAGATACCAATGTCGTTATCACGTATAGAAGCCTGCAGTTCGTCAATGGCCAGCGGCTTAGAAGCCGCAGTCGTACGCCAACCCAAAATCTCCGTAGGCTCAGGCGACCTTTGGGCAAGCCTACGCTGGCGGTAAATATTCTTATACCCCGAACGTTGCAACGCTTTCAGGGTCGTCAGACCGTGGTTGTTGGATTCGACACCCATCAAAGCCGTGTTGTACCACCAGCCCAAATTAGCCAGAACAGCCTCCCCAAACAGGTCCGGGTCGATGTATCCGTGCCAGTGGGCGACAACTTCGTGCGTATATGCATTAATTACATGAGCAGAACTATAGTCACCATGACCCAAACCTTCAGCGACGTCCGCCCCAATGCAGTACACAGCCGACAGGTCTGGAAACTCCCAAACCGCCAACTCACCGCCATCCCGACGAAACTCAAGATTCTTCGGACCGAGCCTGTGAAGATACCCTCGCTTCGGCTCAGTAGTTTCATAAGCCCTAAGCGCCTCAATATCAAATACCGGACGACCTGACCGGATAAACGCCTCATCAGGGTCAGACGGATATTCCTGCGCCAACTGCCAGTCAGGCAACTGGCGACGCTTCGCCTCATACCAGTCATCGTCACGGTCACCGGCAGACCACGGGAAAAAGATTCCCTTAAACAGGTTGGTCCCAGTTTGGGAACCAACCCACAATTCATGGAAAATGTTTCCCTCACCATTAGCGGTACTGAGACAGATGACACGACCGCCAACGTCAGCAATCGGCTCAATAGACGCCCATGCCTCCTCAGAGTTAGGCAAGAACGCCATTTCGTCAATCACCACACGATAAACAGACTCACCACGGGCAGGGTCATTACCACTAGGAAGGGACTCGATAGCCGACTCGTTGGAGAACGACATCTTGAGTTGGTTGTTGTCGATAATGGATGGGCCTCTGAGAATCATCCATTTGGGCAGAAACTTGAACCCGTACTTGGATTTCATCAACAGTTTCATCGCCTCGCGCTCGGTACGGCTTAGCATGATGATGAAGCGGTCTTTCCAGAAGAATGTTTCCCAGAAGACGAAGGCTGCGGCCAGAGTGGAGAATCCAATCTGGCGTGCCTTCAGGACAATGGTGTAGCGGTTTTCAATCCACGATTCTACCGTAGATAGTTGCGCCTCTCGCATCTGGAATTTGATACGTCCCTTTTCAGGGTGCTTAATATACCAGTAATTAGTGCAGAAATAATTAAATGCATCGACCAGTTCCTGTGTTGTGGCGTTTTCTGGGCCTTTGCACAGTCGCCATTCCTTCTCGTTGAGAAGGTCTGTCAGTTCCATTTATTCCTCGGTGTTGGCCTCGGGCGTCCAACCAGACTCAAGAAGAGCAGAATATTCCTCTTCTGTCATTTCTCTAGTTTCGTAAAAACCGGTAGAAATATCATGAATTGTTACATTTGGAAAAGACATTTTACTTCCTGTATCCGTAAACACTAATTGTTCCACCGGTAATTGTTCCCGACGATGGCCTGAATACAAAACCCGTGTTTTGCGACGTGTCCGCTAGTTGAGTTTGCGACCACCACATGTAACCGGGGGCCGACCCGTGAGAAACGCAGTATGTTCTTTCTGCAAGATATGGAGAATGAATTTCTGTAATGCCATGAGCGGGGGCTATTCCACCTTGCCAAACTCCCCAAATTCCGATTGATGTTGCTGTTGCTCCCGTGGAGTAGTTTGTGACGGTAGAACTTGTTGGCGCCTGCCAAAAACCAGAGTTGAAATATTGGCTTGCGCCGTTATTGAAGTACATTTCAGCATTGGCTGTGGTGCTTTGAGAGTTGACACTCCAAACAACTTTGTACTTGTCATACGTGCTAGAAAAACAGTTTGAAACAGTTACCGAAGTTACGGCAGACCCAATAGTTGTATTTGAAATCCAAACAAGTCCTTCTGATACACCAGAAACAGTTTTGGTTGCACCAATAGCAACCCACGCAGAACCAGTATAAATCTGAAGCGTGTCCTCATCGGTCAGATAAACACACATGCCCTCAGCGGGGCTTGCAATGGCCGAGTTCCGTGCGGCAGCAGACGCATACACGCGCACGCCACCAACGGCACCAGCGACGTCAGTAAACGTCGCCTTCTTGGTCGTAGCGGACTGGACAATGGGCAGCACGTCAGCCGCAGCCACACTAGTGGCGGCAGGCAGGGCAGAAATCTTTACGTTGGCCATCTAAACCTAACTTTCGATTGCGAGATGCTCATTCAACTCCGTGGCCATATGGTCCCCACCCTCAGTAAGAATCTGAGTTGTGACGGCCAAAGTGTGCCAGTAGTCGTATGCGGCATCAGCGTATGTACTACCAATAGCGCCGTTTGTAACGTACCACGACCACGCCGTCACATCCGCATAGTCCGGATTGTCCGCTTTCCACAGCGCCCAACAGTCAGCAAACGACAAATCTGCCCCGTACACAGCCCTAAGTTCAATCAGTATTTGGTCAGCCGTCCACGTCATCAGAACCATCCTT